TTTGATATTGTCAAATATCTGTAATTATCTCCAAATTGCCCTATCGTTATAAATTCGCCTTGAAAAGACACCTGCGCACCGCCGTATACCCGCGCATTGCCGTATACCCACGCATCGCCGTATACCCGCGCATTGCCGTATACCTGCGCATCGCCTGACACCCGCGCATCGCCTGACACCCACGCATTGTCGTATACCCACGCATTGCCTGTATTGCTTAGGTTTTTTTCAGATTGAATATAGCCGCCCAATTCATTAACGCCTACATTTGAAAATGATTTTAGCGCCTTTATCCTAAATAAATTAATGTTATTTACAGTAATTGAATCGTTTATTATAAGTTCGTATTTCATTTTATTAGTTCCTTTTTGCGTTGAGCAAATAAGTCAATATATAAATCCGGAGCGTTCAATTCCTTCCAAAGTGCGCCAAGTTCGGCCACGCTTGTAATCGACTTTACCTTTGCTTCTATGTCAATTTGATCCAGGCTAATTGTTTGAACCTGCGTCCCTTCAAATGCCTGCCTTTCCTCTTCAATGTGAAGTCCGCTAAGTTCATCGCTAAATCCTTTTTTAAGAGCAAACGCCTCCGCACACTTTGCAATCATTTGGAGCGGCATTTGAGCTGCTTTAGAGAAGTCCTTACCGTTGGCCACGTTTGGGTAAAACTCCGAAAAAACAGCGGTATGCGTAAACGGGCAACGAACGCCAGAGATGACACGGTAAACAGTCGCGGTCGCCGTCAATGGTAGCTTTCCGCTTTCCTTTATGTCGGCGGCTGTCAAATACGTTCCATCGCTTTTAAGATTGTACTTTATATCGTCACATCCTGCGAGCTGCCCCGTTTGCGCGGCTTTGATCCGGAATCCGTCAATACCTACGATAATCGCGTACTTATCCCCATCGCGCGTCCGATAGCGGGTGAGATAAATTTCCTTTTTAAAAGGGCTTAATCCGTGTTGCCGGCTCGCTTCGGCAAAAATGGCGACTTGGGCCGGTGGTGTTCCTTGCGGAATTACTCCGGCGCTTTCAAGGGCCTGCAAATTACTTTTTGTTAGTTCCATTAATGTAAGTTTGTATTTGTTGAATGATATTGAGCGCGTCCGCGTTCAAGGTAATTACCTTTTTGTTTTTGTGTGCAATGCTAACTTGAACAAACTTCCCTACAAACTGACGAATTGTACTTTGTTTGTTGTCGGTGTCTGCCTTGCAATAGTCGTAAATATTCGCCAACGTCGCCGACTTAGTAGGGCTTGCAAATAGGCAGTCAAATATTTTGCGGCCTGTACCGTTACAAAGAGCGTTCAGGAAGGTCTGCGCTTGGAGCTTGCTTCCTAATTGCTTACCGATATGCTGCATGCCTTCAACGGCTTTTTTGTTAGCTCTGTAAAATGCTTTGTTGTCCGGTGATCGCTCTAAAAAGCCGCCTTGATAAAGTTTGCCAATGTAGTACCGAATGTTATCTTCCTTGATATTTCCATTGTGAAAAATTACCAAAGTTAAGGGAGTATATATTTCTCCCCTTCCTTCAATTTCGCGCCATATAGGCGACGTTAATCCGTGCGCTTCGTAGATCCGCCAGCGCTTGCGAAACTCATTAATTTCCTTCATAATTAGCTGTTTTTGTTTGTGCAAATGTAAATACATTATAACTTTATTTCCAAAATTTTAACATTGTTTTTATACAAAAAAAACAGACATAAAAAAAACGCCCTGTTTTACAACAAGACGTTAAAGGCAAAAGGAACTAAGGTCGTACTGTTATGAATTTCTTACTTTCCTTTATTTGCTTGATTTGATCGGGCCACAACAAGCGGCAATCGCCGTGCAGCCAATTAGGAGTGTAGTTTACGTCCTCGATCGCCCTTAGTCCAAGATTAAAAAAAAGGTCGAAGTTGTCGTGTATACATTCTACCATTTCCGAAGGCTTGTAATCCGGAGTATCTGTGTCGAGCGCATTGGCTAGGTAGTGTTGACTAAACTCCGCTCCGCCTTTTGGCTTGACGGATCGCGGCCGCGTCCCTCTGTTTTGCAAATTGCCGCCCAAATGCCAATTGTTTATCCGTATAGGCCCCATTAAATTGCGTAGCGCGGTAGCGTATTCGATTTGAAAGGCAGATACCATCCTAATGGACTGACTTCCAAACGTGCGAAAAATAATAGGGTGTACAAATTCTTCCAACCGGAAAAAATCCGGTAGTACGGCTCCGGTCGCGTGTAGGCTCATTCCTGAATTGGTTTTGGTTCGCTGTTTTTAGTCGCAAAGTATAGAATTGTCACTAAGCTAATAACTGCCTGGATTAAGCCTTGCCAATTGCCACCAATTGCGGCGGCTGCGATCAATTGGAGCTTTTCAAACATTTCCGGAGTAAGAATTGGGAAAAACGCGCTTAAAATCGTAAATAGATAGTTCCAGGTGTTTGCGTTGGTCGCCCATTGTTTAATATCCAACTTTGCATTTTTGAAATACACACGAAGCGCGCCAGCCGCGCCGATTATACCAAAAAGGCCCGCTGCAATCGTTCTGCCCTCGCCCTCCGGAAAGCCTACAAAAAGCCCGCCTAAAAATAGGATAACAGCGGTATAGAAGTTAGTTGAATTAATGCTCTGTTTAATGTTCATAATAGTATAATTTTAAGAGTAAGTAATGGTTTTGCCTGAGTTTGCCGGAATTGCCAAAAGTCGATCGCGAAGTACTTTTTCTACCGCCGCTCGAACGGTTGCAAGCGAAGTAGTAAACGACGCTTCTTTGCCTGTTAGTTCCGTGCCTGTCATTTGGTAGATGTTACTTCCCGCTCTGTTGCCTTCGTTGTCTATTAAGGTTAAAAGGCACACCATATCGTCATTGCTTTCAAGATTAAAGCTGATAGATAATGATGCTACTTTAAACAGGCGCGCGGCGGAGTCGATGCCTTCGGCGTCCTCAAAAATTGCGATTGTATCTGATGTTGTTAGGGCCATATTAGTATCTTACTTCGATGTTTAGGATATATTGTGTAGTTGCTGACAAAGTACCTGCAATTGCGATTGTGTACTCGGTTGCAGATTGTGCGCTAACCCACCAACAAAGTGAGGGACTTGCAGCGGTGAAGGATCGGGGCGTAATAAATACACGCCCTATCCGGTTCGGTTGTGCTGTGGATGGAAACGTATATTTAAAAACATCCACGTTCCCGGTCGGGCTTGACGTGGTTGTAAATGTTATTTGATATACAAGTATGTTAGAGTCGGTTCCAAATGTTACGCCTGTTGCCGCCGTTGTGCCGGCTCCGGAGTACCAGGTTAAGGAGGTGGTTAAAGGAGTAAGAGAGCTTGTTAATTGTTGTACGTTGTTGTTTGTAGTTTGATATTCAAGGCCCGCAAACGCATTATTTGTCCTTAATACCTTGCCCACTAACGTAGCTCCGGTCGTTGGTCGTTGTGCTATCGACCCATTCGGCATCAATATTCCATCCGTGACCGCATCCATATCCAAGCCAACAAACGGAGTATTATTATTAATTCCTATTTTACTATCCTTAGAAATAGTCAATCCAGCATCGCCGACCGATGGCGTGTTGTCAGGCGCAATCCTGAAAATGTCGGCGGCTGAATTATCTATACCAGCGCTCCACGTTGTACCGCCTGTACCAGGTATTTGCCATTGTACTATTGGATCGCCTGCGTTAGTTCCTCCAACCTGTATATTTAATATCGTGTTAGAGCTTCCATTAAAATTTGAACCGTTCCGGATCTGCCCATAAACATTTGATCCATTTACAGTCGCTCCAAAATCAAACAAGCTTAAAGATGTTGACTGCGTCGGCCCTAATAGGTTATACAGATACAATCCGTGCGAAGTAGCTCCAATTGTTAATCGGTTATTGGAAGCGTCGTATAAAAAAACGTCATCGGTCGTAAGCGATCCAGCCCCGTCTGCGATTGCAATTCGACCCGCTACCAAAGTGCCGGTAATAGCTGACAAAGTCGCGTACTCTAACGCGGTCGCTCCGCTGTTTACGCGCAATATTTGCAAGGCTGTACCCAATGCCGCCAAACCAGTACCACCGCGAGCAATTGGCAAAGTGCCGCTTGTAAGTTTAGACGTGTCTAAATTTGGTATATCTGCTGCTACTAACGATCTGAACGTTGGAGCCGCTGCGGAACCGGTCGAAGGGCCGGCAAAAATCGTATTTATTGACTGATTAGCAAGAGCCGCCGTTAAGGTTCCGGATGTTGTCACCGGAGAACCGCTCACCGTAAATATTCCCGGCAAACTTAAACCTACGCTTGTAACTGTTCCGGATGTCAAGGTAGCCCATTCAAGTGCCGTGCCTGCTGCATTTACCCGTAATACTTGCAAGGCACTGCCCTCCGGAAATACTGCCCATTCGGTTCCGTTATGGTAAAGTAGATCATTTGCCGTACCTGGCGGAAGGCTAAAAGTGCCAATCTTTGGTTTTTTGATTAAAAGCGAGTTTTGCGGATAGCTTGCAGTAAGTGTACCCGTAACAGCGATTGACGTGGCTCCGGTTGTTGGAGTGGTAGCGACTGTTAATTCGTTAAAATCGCCCGTTAAAGGATTAAGTACGACGAGCGTATCTCCTGCATAAATATCTCCGCCAGTTAAGGCCGCCGCCGTTCCAATAGTAGTAATTGGCCCCGCGTTCAATTGTAAAGCGCTTGTCGTTGTGAGCGACAAAGGAGCAATCAAAGTGCCTGGAGGCTTGGCGACGAGTTCGTAAGATGGCCCCGTTGAGCTTGATGTCTGCGGAACGGTCGGTATTTGTGGATCGTTGGCAGTTACTATTTTTTTAACCGGAGCCGACGTGCTAAACCCTGTACCATACTTTAATTCGAACCACTCCCCCGACATTGTATCGTCGTTAGCTGTCCAAGTGCCGCGCATTAACAACCAAACCGATGAGCGCCAATTGACACGGCCTAACGTTGTAAGGTTACCAAAAACGTTCCCTTGTAGCTTCCTAATTGGTACATACTGCCCCGCTACTATAAACTCGCAAAGTAGATATTCTAAGCGCTTGTTTTTAGGATCTGTACCCGGCCCCCAAAGGTTCGCAAGTTCGTAAGCGCTCGATTTGTAAACCCATAAAGCGCCCAATGCGTTTGGATTTTCGGACGTGCCTAACAACGACTTTGTTTGAGTGACAACGCTATTATTTGGGAATAGGTAGTTTGTCGAGGTGTACTCGTATTCGTCCGTCGCAATGTCTGGAAGGATTAAAAGTGTTTGATTGCCTAATTGGTAGGTAAGGTCAAACGTTGTTCCGGTTATGGTTGTGCCGTCGTATTTTTCGTACCTGATAAACTCAAAGTTAAATTCAAAATTATCTGCATTTATCCCTATTTGAGTAGTGACAAGTTCTATCAAATTGGTAAAGCTGAATATCGCGCTTGTTGTGTTCCCTAAAAAGAACCCGTTGCTAATTGGTACGGCGTAGTAGATATATTCAACTCCGGACACAAAGTCAATTTGCGAGTATTGTACCTGGTACTGTGGAGTGAGCGTATATGTACGGCGCGCATAAAGGGAGCCTATTTTAAGACGGAATCTAAATAAACAAACGAACGGTTGAAAGGCCGATCCCGGCGCGGTGTTACTTGATAGCGTAAATTGAAGGTTTGCGCTAATCCTAAAATATGTATTTCCGGAGTTGCTGTTAATCGGCTTTGGAACCGTTACGGCTGTGAAATTCGTATCCGTAAACGCCGCAACGCCTGATAATAGATTGAACCGTTCAAGCGCCAAAAACGTATGCCGGTGTTCTTTTAACGGCGGCAAAAACTCATACCTTCCAGTCGCTTCGAGTGCAAGCGTATTTGTTTGGTTGATTGTGTTAATGGCGCTAAAATTACCCGACCCTAAATAGTTTTTTGAGCGGTCGTAATTGCGCCCAACGACCGTTGCGGCGGTTCGGTATGGTATCTGTTCGATCCAAAACGTTCCGTTGTTAGCGGTGATTCTCGCTTGAAAATTAGTTAGGATATTTTCTATTACTTCATAGCAAGATAAATAATCCTTTACGCCTTTATCGTCTTTGTAAAAAACGGAATGATCTGCGTATGTTTGATACAACGCGCAAGGATCGGACGCGGTCGCGGCGTGATCGTTTTCCCACCAATCAATGAAGGAACTTACAAAATGTTGAGTCGGCGTAAAGAGTACATCAACATAGCGGATTTTTGAAAGCGCGTTTATTAAGTGATCCATTAAGCGCGCTTTGCCCGTGTAAGCCGTTCCCGCGTTGTTGTATTTAATATCCTTTAAACTTGCTATTCCATCCGTTGCCGTGATGTTAATTTGATATGGATAACTTGCATCCTCATAGCTGCCAATGTCGGGCAATATAACCCCGCGCCAATATGCCGCCGGCGTAGTGCCTTTGGTTATGTTTACAACGAAACGCCCCTCCTCGCTTGCAATCAAATCAGTAATAAATAACTCGTGGCTTGCATTTTCAGCGTACATAACGAATTGGCACTCCGTCCCCATTATTGTACTAATTCGGTCGCTTGCTTCGTGTGTAAGCGCAAATCCACGCGAATCCGGATTGAATGGAATTGGATCGCCTGAGTACGATCTGTCCCAAATCTCAATTGTATAACGGTCGCTGCTAAAACTGTCAAATTCTGCCTTAAATCGTATTGCGGCCATTATCGGTATCTATTTGTTGATTCAACTTCTTTATTCATAACCAGCATCAAATCGCGTCCGGAAATTTTACCCATAACTTCGACGCGCTGTGAGCCGCCTAACATATCTTGCAATTTAGAAAGCGGCGCAATAACCTCAGGATCTATTCCCGCCATTCTGTTATCGCCGACCATTGCGAGTGTTGGCCCGTAAGCCAAACCGCCCTGAGCGAGCTTTGGAGGTTGTATCTTTGATTGTAGGCCATTGAACAATGCAGATGCCGCGCCCGCTGCAAGTGCGCCCGCTGCAATATTAGCCGGGAATGGCAACTTCATTGCAGAGCTAACCGCTTTAAATATACCTTCGATTGCCATTGACTTGGCGACCTGCAATGCAGAACTAACCGCCGCCGCTGCATATTCTTGGAACGATGCGGAGCCTTGACTGTTTAATGTTTGGATTGAATTTAAAACGGAATCCGCTACTGCCTTTTGCGCTTCTCCTCCTTTTTTCCAAGCATCAAAAAATGAATCAGTAGAGCCGGTAAATAAATCCTGCTCTTCTCTTGCAAGCCTTAACGACTCCTTTAATTCATCTAACTTTTTAAGTTCTTCATCTGTAAATGATATTGTAGGTATTGCGGGAGCGCTGTCAGGAAAAGCCGACATAATATCTCCCTCGCTTGGCGCGGTCGGATCTCCTCCAAAATTGCCCTGAAAACGCTGTATCGCAATCGCATCATAATAAGCTCGTGTCGCCGCTTCTAATTTAATCGCCCGCGCTTCTGTTTCGTCCATCAAGTCAAAAAGCTCTTGGTATCGATCTTTTTGTTCCTTAATTGCTTTTGCGGACTTTAAGGTAGATTCCGTATTTGCGTCGGTTGCTTTATTTAAGTCGCCTGTTGCGTTTTTTACATTGTTAGTCGTTTGCGGGAGGTCTAAATTTGCGCGTATTAATCCGGTTACGGCATCAGTCTGATTTTTAATTGACTGTAAAGCTCGGTCAGTGTCCGCAATCAATTCTTGCTTAACTGCTGATGATTGTTTTTCTAATGCTGTGTACGAACCAAATCCGGCCGTTGCTTGCTGAAAAGCTACGGTGCTTTTTTGCGTTAATCTTAACTTTTGCTCCTCTAATCTTATCCGCTCCTTATCAAGCTCAATCAACTTTTCCTCCGCCGCCTTTACTCTTGCCGCCCTCAATAGGCTTTCAATGTATTGATCCTGCAATTTAGTAAGCTCCGCAATGCTTAATTTTTCAATGTCAAGATTTGCGAAGTATTTAGGCGAAATTTCCTGCAACCTTCCAAGCGCTTTTGCTTTTTCGTCCCTTGTTGCGTTTTCGTCTTTTAATATCGCAATGAGTGGAATAATTGCGGCGCGTTCGGTGCTTACTTGCTCGTTTGCTTTTGCGCGAATTTCGGATAATGTCGCATAAGCTGTATTTGCGTTTTTAATTTTATCGCTAAGCAAAACAAAAGCGCCAGCCAATAACGCAATGGCTCCGATAACGGTACCGGCCGCAAGTGCTTTTTGCGCAACTGTCATTTTTTGCAGCGCCGCGACTGCGTTAGATGTTTTTTCTGATAAAACCTTAAAGTTATCCCCCATAAACCTAATCCCCTGCACAACCGCAACACCTCCGGAATAAAACAATTGCATCACTTTAATAGCCGGGCCAAGAGCCGCCGCAAAAAGCGCAAAGTTCAAAATACTTTTTTTTGTTTCCGGATCTAACAAACGGAAATAATCTGCAAGCCTTCCAAGTGTTTCCGAAAAAGCATCTGCTATTTCGTTAATATTATAGACCTTATTTATCTCCGTTCCTATCGTCGCGAAAAACTGCTTTAACGCGCTTTGCGCATTGTTTACTGCGTTAGCGATGCCGCCTTGTACGCGCTCGGTTTTTGCAAGCCCCTGAGTAATCTTGTCGATGAACTCGTCTGCTGATACGCCCGCTTCGCGTAACGCATCCGCGCTAATCGTGCCAAATGTATCTTTAATGGTTTTAGCGAGTCCGGGCATATTTTCAAGAATAACGCTTAGGTCTTCCTGTAAAATCCTGCCCTTAGATGACATTTGTGAGAATTGGCGCGTTACGCTGTCGAGTTGATCGGCGCTACCGCCGGACGCGGCTAAGGCGTTAGCAAGCTCCGCAATTGTCACCCGAGCGCGCTCTGCTGAAAACCCTACTGACTGCAAACGAATAGAGCCTTTAACAGCTTGTTCCAGGTCAATACCAGGAGCGAGCGCAATTTGGCGGAGCCTTTCAAGTTCTGCGGCTGCCTGTTCGGTTGTATAGCCGGCATTGCGCATTGTGGTATTTAACGCCTTGTCGAGCGTTTCAAAATCGCCGGCGGCCTTAATTGCGGCGGCTCCAATACCAATCAAAGGCAAAGTAAGCGACATGGATAGACCATCGGCCATTCCGCGTAGTTGCTCGGCTGATTTTCTCATCCGTGCTTCCACCTGCCTCATCGAGCGGTCAAACTCCCTAAAATTTACCGCTATTCGTACATTTAAGTCGCTAACTGCCATTAGTTTACAATTCTTTTTGTGTTTGCTTCAAACATTGCGAGCATTAACTCGGCTTGTTTTTTTAACTCCACCTCAGATACCTGTATGCCTTTAAACTTGCTTTCTTCCCATCCAAATCGCCCTAAATCGGTGGGCTTAATTCTTTTTTTGCCTGTGTGCGGCAATATAGCCCAGTATGCAATTTGACGCGCTTGTGTCCAAGATTCTTTCATTTGATCGTTCTTCGCTTTGAGCATTGCAGTAAAATAGCGCGGCGAAGTATTGTAAAAATCATCCTCCGACAAACCAACCCAAGCCGCTGTTTGTTCAAGCGACTCCCAATCCGTTAGGCTGTCGGTTGCGGCTCCCCCGATTGAGATTCATCTCCCTTTGCCTTCGGCATTGAATCCGCAAATAGCTCCATTATTTTAGCGATTGTATCTCCGGTAAGCCAGTCTGCAACATCTTCAACCGATCCGGCAAAAGGCTTTTTTGTTGCTTTACCACCGTTTAAAAATCCTGAAAATGCAAGATCGGCAATAAAGCTAATCTTAATTTCTGCCTCACCGCCTTGAATGGAATCCGAAAAATCCCGTAAGGCTGTACGGCCTGTTAATTTTTCGTAGTGGTAAAGTGCGCCAAATCCGAATTTGATAGGCGTTTGAGTTCCGTTAAAATCTAAATAATTGACCATAGTTCAAAAAAAGAAATAAGGCCCGACAAAAGCCGGGCCAAGCATTAAGGATTTGTTGTTTCAGAAAGTGCGCCTGTTCCTACAAAAGTGAAATCGTAGGTTACGTTCTCGTCCACTCCGGACGAAGATGCGCTTAAGCTTGTAAGCATACCAGTACCGGAGTAGATCTTATCGCCCGATACGGTCGTACCCCATTTGATTGTTGCCGTCGTGCCGCCATTAATCAGGGCGTACAAGTCATCAAAAGTGTAGGTGCTGTCCCAAGCGAACATGGCGCTACCGGACATTTCCCACGACAACCGGCCGGGAAGCTGACTGCCCCACGAATCGGTATCTTTGCAAGTGGTGTCGCGAGGCGACATTGAGATGCTCAAATTGGCATCTACGAGGCAAGTAATGGTCGCGGCTCCGACTTGTATTACTGCCAAACGGGAATTTAAAACGCCTGTTGTTGGCATAATGGAATTTATTTAGAACGTGAAAAGGATTTGGGCGGTGTAGGTATTGTTATTTCGTCAGCGATTGACGGCTCGAACGTTTCAAGGGCAGCGGCTTGTTCTTCGGTTAAAGGTGTACAAGCGTTACCCGCTAACGCGTTTTTTCGACAAAGAGTAAAGTCTGCAATCGGTTTTATAATACCCTGCTCTAACAAGACCTTTGCGTCTGCTCCTAAACGAACGCAATAACCAGGTAAATAGATTTTCCCGCCGGCTGACTGATCTACCCATTGTTTGATAAATTGGTATCTGTCCATTATTTTTTTAATTGAATAGCGTTTAAGCGTTCTTGCATTTTAGCGACCTCAACGGCCAAATCTTTCCGCTCTCGATCGCAATTAACCAAAAGCGCGTTTAAGTCTTCAATTTTGGATTCCAACTTTTTTTCAGTCGATCCCCACATATTGAAAAAGAACCAAGTAGAGCCAACGAAAAAAATAACCGAAAGTCCTTGATCTTTTAGTTTAGCGGCGAAGAGGTCGTATAGTTGTTGCATTTGTTTATTTGGGTATTTGTCTTAAAATCTTTTTTTCGGTCGCTTAAAATTGTCTTCAATCCAAGTAAAGCAAACCATACCGGCCATAAATCCAAAACCGGCAAACGTTCCAAAAAGCGCGTACTTTAAAAATTCCATCATCGCTTTGCCACCGTTGCGGGCCGAATAACATAATCAGTACCCAATGAATACCAGTTGTTTCCATTTTGGAAAAACTCAATAAAGCCTTCACTATCCCACTCCGTTAGGCGAAGGTAGCCAGGTGAGTAATAGGCGCGCTTCCAAGTGCCTGCTGCCTTTGTAAATGACCACTGCAGCCGATCTAAACCCTGCACTTTAACCACTCTAAAAAATATAGTCGTTTGTTGGGTGTAACCTTTGAGTGTCCACGTTTGTAGCGTTAAATCCTTTTGGCCTGTCGTGTCAAACAAAATTACTCTGTACGCTTGTTCTATTTGGTTGCCATCTCGAATCATCCTGCCTATTTCGGCTCGGTATTTCTGAACCGCCCGCATATCTGCTACACGCCTGCCTATTTCCTGCGCTGATAACTGCCTAAGTGCTTGTACCTGCTGTACTGTATCGGTGATGGGTACGTCTGTTTGCGTGCGCTTGCCTTGATCGTCGATCGTCAAATGCGTAAGGTATAACCCCTGCGCTGTGGGCGTGATAAAGGTGGTGTCTGTAATTATTGTTTGCGCTTGCATTTGTAGCGCTGTTAGGAGTAAGGTAAATATTGATGTATTTTTCATTGTATGTCTGTTTTTTTTAGTGAAGGTCTACCCACGCGCCACCAGCGCGAACTTGTAGTTTATTGTCGGTTGTGTTGTAAATTACCAGCCCATCGGCAGGTGTGGCAATTGCATTGCGTTCGGTTGTGGTCATTCGTGGGAATAAAATGCCGCCCGTTGTACTTGTTACTGTTAGTATTGCGGATGCATTAGGCGCGTTCGTACCCATTGCAATCCTCCCATCGTCCCGAATCATTAGCGCGTTGTTGTTCCCAGCGCTGTTGTGGAATTGTGCTGTCCAAGTGGAGGAGCTGGTTCCGGAGCCTACAACGTGGAGGCGGGCAACATCAGAAGTAGTACCTAATAATAAATTTCTATTGGTGCTTGTAAATCTTACAATTTCGGCTGTTCTGCCTGAATTAAAAATTATTAAATTATTGCCAGCGGTGGAAAATTCTACACCTCCAGAACCTCCGCGCCTTGCAAATTCATTACTACCAAAATACCAAATACCATTATTTGAGGCATACATTCCAAGAAATCCTAACGTCGAGGAACCTACGTTATAGGTATTATTTAAAGAAGGTCTAATATCACCAGATACTGTTGTTAATCCAGCCAATGTGCTTGCTCCTTGAACGTGAAAGGCTGTACTTGGAGATATAGTGCCAACTCCTAACCGCTTATTTGTATTATCCCAAAACAATCCATTGTCCCCGCTTTGCGTTTGTGTGCCTGTCCAAAAAGATACTTGTCCGTTAGCCCCGCTTCCGGTAACATCGTCGCTCGGATTTGTATCCACCGTAACAGTGCCGCCACCATTTGACAAAGTGAGAGTATTTGTGCCTGTTGAAAGCGTTTGTAGCTCGTTTGTAGTACTTCCATCTATTTCCGTACCTGTGACTGTTATAATTGTACCAGCCGTTCCCACGGTATTAATACCAGCGCCTGCAATAGTTAGCGACCCGCCCGAATTGCTTAGTGTTGCGGTGTTTGCTGCTACTGATAGCGTTTGCAGCTCGTTGGTACTGCTTGAATCTGCTGGAGTTTGATTTGACCAAACGCCAGTACTCGCGTTATAAATTAGCGTTTGTCCTGTGGTTGGGCTTGTTAGTTGTACGTCGTTTATTTGATTAAGGTCGGGAAAGTGCGAAGGTCTGATAAATAAAGTACCATTTGAAGGATGCGCATGAATCACAGTCGCGATTGGTACTTTAAGGTTTGGAGCGGCTGGTTGCACCTTGGTTAAGTATCCGGGTGTTGCAGCACTGCAAAAAAGAACATCATCATCCACCCAAGTCTCACCAAAGTTTGCGCCGTTGGTTTGTATGCCTCCAATCTTGCCAAAGTGCTGTACTTTGCCGTTCGCGTTGTTGCCTATTGTTTGTGCTGTTATTCCAAGAATGTACTCACTATTTACCGTTCCATCAGCAATGGCCGGAGCGATTAAAATACGGCCTGTATTACCTGTTGTGCCTGCTGCCATTACAGCTCTGCCAATTGTGATAGGTGTGCCGGTAGTGTTGCGCGTGTTATAATATGCCGACTCCATTAAATGTCCTGTAACTGCGCCCTGATCGGTCACTAAATCTACCGTTTCTTCGGTTGCATTCCAAGACATTGTACCTGCTGCGCCATCTGTGTTTGAGCCTGTGCGGAATCGTAGAATATAAAGCGAATCCAAAATAATAGAATTACTTTCAATTCGGATGCCAGCGCCAGCGGTGTAGGTTGCCCCTTCATTTATCCAAACCCAAGCGGAACCAGTCCAGTAATACAACTCTGGATCTACACAATTATTAATTACAATCTTACTATCACCTTTCGTGGGAGTGTATGCCGGTGCGCTGCATCCTGCAATTTCTTCGATGGTGTTCCCGAGTAACTGCCATCCTCCGGGAGTGTTAAAGTGATACCATTTGCCTGTGATTGTGTCAATGGCAACTCGTGAAGTGCGAGCGGGAGGTGTAAAGCTGGGAGCGCCGTTAGTATAGCTGATGCCAGCTCCATATGTAATGTTATTTTGTGCGGAAATTTGCGGCAAACTGCAAAAAAGCGCGGCAATTATTAATATATATCTCATCCAAATACAATTTTTAAAATTCCGTAAGGGAGGCCGTAGAAGTTATTAGCCGTCAAAAAATAAAGGTCGCCAACGTTCAAACCTGATGCGATCGCGTCGGCGTCCGAATCAAAAAAGCGTACTTTGATCGATGGTAGTGGGCCGTCGGGATTAACTATCATTATTCTATCATTTTAACGACCCCATAAGGGAGCCCGTAGAAGTTATTGATTGATAAAAAATAAAGGTCGCCCGATTGCATACCGGCTGCGATCGCGTCGGCATCGTGGGTGAAAAAACGACCGTACACGGGCAATGGCGGGCCGACTGCGTTTTGTCGATTGACGCGGATTGTATATTGTGCAATGTGGCAATGATAGCCCGAGTCGTTGTCGTAAATTTGGCGGACTTGTTCGTATCTAATACCGTCAATGCTTGTTAGTTCGAGTTGGAATGTAACATCGCGTCGAAAAAAGTCTATTGCCTGCCTAAATGCCTCCTCTGCTTGGCGCGCTTCGTCAAATGTCGTCCCCCAAATCGCTACCTCAGTTAAAACGTTATCTACCCAACTTGCAGCCGATTTGTTGTGCGCTGGATTGGAGCCTACTACCGTAACAACAGCAAAAGGAAGTGCCGCGTTTTGAGGCGCTACGACCGGATACACGCGCGTACCAAAGATGGCGAACGCGTCGGTATTATCTGCTATTATTTTTCGGATCGGGCCTTGAACGTTCATTGTACTTTTTTTAGGCGTTTGATTTTGGCTTTTAAGCCCTCTACAATCGTTTTTTGTGTGCGCTCCTTCATCATTATCCATGTAGGCAAAATAAACGGCCTGGGCGGTGTGTGGCGCGTGCCTTTCTCAATCATGTGAGCGTAGTATCCGTCAGTTTTGCCGAATGGCCCAAAAACCCCCTGAGCGGTTCCCTTTGCTAATTTAGCGCCGACAAAAACGGCGTACTTGCTTTGCCTAAACCGTAGCACGTCAAACGACGCCGCGAGGTTGCCCGGATAATAGGTCGCTACTACATTGCCACGACCCTTTGGTGCGCGTATACTCTTAACGAGCTTTGCAGTGCTGTATCGTTTGTGAACTTTGCGTCCGTGTGGCGCTGCCCGGTAAAGAGCGGCTACTACCGGCTTGGCTGACTTGGTTAAAATAGCGCTTGTCCCGCGCTTGGCGTTGCGCGCTATCTGCCTAAATTCTTTTAACAGCTCCTCAACTTCCTTTGCTAATTGTTCGTTCATTCTGTTACCTGCGTTTCAAGTATTAAACGATCGTTTCTGCCTTGCTCGGATATTCGAATTATATCCCAGTTATCGCCGTTGTAAACAATCCGATCAATAACCGTTACGTCTGTTTTACGAATCTCGAAGTTTGCCCGGTTGGTTGCATAAACCGCGCCTTCTGTTACATCTTCGCGAACTCCGCTTTTTGGGTACATAACAGCCGCCCAAACAGTTAGCAAGTTAGACCACGTTTCCACGCGTTCGCCGGTTGCGTTTTCAACAAGCGCGCGCCGTTGGATTGTTACTTGGCGGTCTAATTTGCCTATCGTTTCCTTTTTGTTGCGCATCATATCACAAAACGAGTATAGGGTGACATAAAGCGCTCGGATGCGCGTATAACAGCGTCCGACGGTGAGTCGGTGCGATTTTCGTAAATGTCCGCTAAGATCAAAAATACTGCAATCTTTAAATTGGCAGGAACCGCCGCCGCGTTCGCATATCCAGTCGAATATGTGACCTTTACCTGGAATGGCTCTGCGGTTGCGTTCCATCCATCTACCGGAACGACTACTCCCCTTTGACTTTGTGTGTGCTTCTCAATAACATATTCACTTGATGCCAAATTGGTAAAAGTCGCCGGATTCGTACTGATGGAATACCCAATAGACGTCAGCGCACTAAATGGCGCGTAGGTTAAATTAAACGGCTGGTCATCGTCCGGAAAGCTCCGGTAAGTTTCCACTACCGTCGCGCCCAAAAGTGACATTTGGCAGTACTGTTCGACAAAACGAATTGCCGCCCGCAAATAGGCCTCTATGATAGTATCCTCAGCGCTCCCCGTAACGCGCAAATGCGTTTTAGCCTCATCAACGGAAACGGGCAAGGAGGAAGAGTAAGTTAGCTCTATTGCGGACGGCAAATATTTCATTTTATCGCTTTGTTGCTTTTTTTACGATTGCGTCTGTGGCTGCTTCAATTAATACTTCGGCAATAACTGCCAAACCATCTTTGATTAGCCGCTTGGCGCGTGATTCCGGTACGTCTTTATGGATGCCTTTACCGTATCCAAAGTCGCCGTCCTCATCGTGGCCAACCAAACTATCTAAAACGCGAATTGTCATGATTAAGCAGTGATTAGGTGCTTAACTGCTGCGGTGTCAAGTAGTTTCGCGTCCCAACGAGCGAAGCCAAATAGTCCAATTTCGCCAGTGCCCATGTACAAGTACTCATTCCGCAAAATTTCAAGCGCGCGAGATTGACGAACCAAAAACTTGCTGAAATCGCCGAACAAAATCAACTTGGAAGCGGTGTTGATCGTGCTGTCCATGTCCTGGTTGATGACGTATTGGAATCCGTCAATTGTAGCAGGCTCACCCACGATGAAAGAGGGCTGCCATAAAGGACGCGCGTCGGATGCTCCGATTGATAGCTTTTTAATGTACGCAAGTACATTGTCGTGCATCATAAAGCGGCCGTTGCGGCGGTACTCCGGATCTACGCTGTGTACAAGGTCGAGGATTTCGGCAAAAGTGATTGCAGTTGCGGACGCGGCGGTTTTACCCAAAGTAGAGCCAGTGACAACGCCTTGCGGCTGGGAAGATCCTGTTCCGGTGGTGCAGCTTTCGTTTGCAGCACGGCCGAAACGCGTACCCATCAAGTTAGCAACATACGCCTCAATATCAAATGCGCTATCTTGGATCAACTCTTTGGAGAGCTTAATAAGATCGCGGTAAGTGTACGCACCAACGGCAACCTGCGCGAAGGTTGTGTCTTGAACAGTCGCGGCGCTACCTTCGGCAACGAGTACCGCTTTGGCGCTCGTGTCATTGTTAGTAGGGAAATTTAGGGTATTTCCAGAATCCGTCAAAAGCAAATTTGCAACCTCCAAAACGCCGCCGTACGCCTTCATAGACTCAATGATCTGATTTGCAAGGCTAACGGGAACAGTAAAGCCGCCCAAAGAATTAGTGCCGGCGATTAACGTGTTGGTTCCACGTTTTTCCAAAATAGAACGCTCGGCATCTGTCATGCGTGCCTCACCTTGAATCATGTACTTGCGGAAAACTGCGTTAAAGTCGGCGTTTACCTCTTCAGGATTGCGCTTATCATTTGCGCGGCCTCCTCTCTCCTCGTTCTCATAAAATAACTCCGCTGATCGTTTTTCAGCTTCAAACGCTTTTTGGCTGCGTTGAAAGGATTGGTAAGCTTCTTCCTGCTCCTTCTCAGCTTTGGCAAAGGTTGCCTCCAATTCGGATTTGCGGACATCGGTAAGCCCTTCCACACTTAAAGCGGTGGCGGCGTCCCTCATTGCGGCTACTGCGTTGTCATGCCGCTTTTTTAGATCTTGGATTTGTTCTAAGGTCA